CCTATTTACGTATTCATCAAGGATGAACCTCACAAGCTTGAGAAGATTAATGCACAGAGACTTAGAATTATATCTAGTGTCTCGTTGGTTGATAGTTTAATCGAACGAGTTCTATTCTCGCGTCAAAATAAATTAGAAATCAAAATGTGCAATTATATTCCATACAAGCCTGGTATGGGTCTTGACGACGATGGACAAAGAAATTTGTTCAAGTGGTTCCAAGACCGCCAAGCAGAGTATAACATTTGCAGCACGGATATTCGTGCTTGGGATTGGAGTACTCCGCATTGGCTCCTGGACTTTGAAACAAAGTATCGTCTTAGGACGGGAAATGAAGTAGGAGGCTGGGCGCGGCTTGTGAGAAATTACAACTTCGGTTTACAACGAAAGGTATTCCAATTACCCTCCGGTGAGATGTTTGAACAAACAGCTCCTGGAATAGTACCTTCGGGAACTTATTGCACTTCATCCGGAAACTCTCATATGCGTGCTGGTCTCTCATTCGTGGCTCAATTAAATTTGGGCTGCGATGAGGAGCCGCGCGCAGAGGGTGGACAGATGGGCGATGACGCCTTGGAGCGTTACCTTGAAGGACTGGAGGAAGAATATAACAAGTTAGGCTTCGTAACCAAGGGTGTGGAACTCAAAGAGAAAGATCATTTCTCTTTTTGTTCTACCTCTTGGGAAGGAAATTGGTGTGGGAGACCTGAATCGTGGACAAAAACACTTTTCAGGTTTCTCAGCAAGAATCCAAATGACCCACTCTACTCTCAGTGGAGGAAGCAATTGGAATATGACTTGCGACACCACAATAAATTATCGGAATTACTTGTCAGGGTTGATGAGTATATGATGAGTGCTGTAGTCAGTTCCGATTTATCATAAAAGAAATAGTGAACACTATAATAGTAACTAAATCAATATGGATAAATTCGCCAGAATGGTAGCAAATGGACAAATCTCACGCGCGGAGGCTGCGCGTCGTCGCCGTCAGGCAATGATGCAACGCAACGTGCAGGGACCACTCCGTGCTACCACCCGGAATCAACCGGGTCAACAAAATAATAATACAAGTACCATAATCACCTGGTCCACTCCATGGGAGCAGATGCAACCTAACACTTTCAAGTGTTTTGATATGTTTCTGGATACCGAGACGCTTTCACCGGCGTCTTCCATTGGCACCCACTTTAAGTTGGTGTCAGTGGATGTTGTGGTTTCATCGGAGATCATGTTAGCGACCGACAGGTCTGCTAGGCTGGTAGTTACTCTATCGGCTGAGCAGTTGGCGGGAACTGACGTGTCCCTGGTGAACCAGATGGCTATGACAAAACAGGGGCACACTATCGTCTCCTGGCCCCAGTTTACGGAGCGTGTGATCACCTTGAGCCCCCGGGTTGGTGATCTTACTGAATCAAACCAGGGAGCCTTATGGCTTTTCCTTGGAAATACTTCAGTTGACGCACCTCCCATTCGGGGGCCTGGTCCCGGTGAGGAAATCCCCGCTAAACCTAATCCGTTTACATACAGGCTCGTCTACAAGATTCGGCAATATCAAAACGCTTTGAATCTGTAAATGGGCCGTAATGGGTCTAGTAAATGCAGCTTGAAACTGCTACCCTTTCTAGTGAAAGTCTAAATTAAGACGCTTAACCTTCGGGAACCTGCGTCAACCCCTTGGGTCTCGTTAGTGAACATTTGTG